GGCAGGGAAATAATGCAGTTGAGGTTAAAAATGAAATTGATAATTTAATTCAAGAAGTAATTCAAGAAGTTAAGAAAGTTTCGATTGATATTTCTACAGAAGACCAAATTAAACAAGTTGCAACAATCTCTGGAAATAATGATGAAGAAGTAGGTTACCTAATATCAGAAGCAATACAAAAAGTTGGAAGAGATGGCGTAGTTACTATTGAAGAATCTAAAAGCGGTGAAACTAGTTTAGAAGTAGTTGAAGGTATGCAATTTAGTAGAGGTTATAAATCCCCGTACTTTGTTACGAATAATACTACTATGCAAGCGAACTTAGAAAATCCTTATATATTACTTTATGATGGTAGAATTTCTACTGCGCAAGAGTTACTTCCAGTTTTACAGATCGCTAATACTAATAATAGACCGTTGCTTATTGTAGCAGAAGACTTTGGAGAAGAGGCGTTAGCTACTATGATTGTAAACAAAATGAGAGGAATAGTGCAAGTATGCGCAGTTAAAGCTCCAGATTTTGGAGAAAGAAAGACTTTAATTTTAGAAGATATTGCAATTTTAACAGGAGCGCAAGTAATCTCAAAAGATAAAGGTCATAAGCTAGATAAAATTAATGTTACTCAATTAAGTGCACAATTAGGATCTTGTAAATTAGTTAATGTATCAAAAGAAGAAACAACAATCGTAGACGGAAAAGGAGATGAATCAGCTATTGAAAGTAGAGCAATTGAAATCAAAGATCAAATTGATAGAGCGACATCATTCTTTGAGAAAGAAAAGTTACAAGAACGTTTAGGCAAAATGGTAGGCGGAGTAGCAATCATTAATGTAGGAGGAAACTCTGATATTGAAATAAAAGAGAAAAAAGATAGATTAGAAGATGCGCTATTTGCTACAAAAGCGGCATTAGCTGATGGTATTGTTCCTGGAGGCGGCAGTGTATTATATAGACTATCTTTGAATTATGTAAATGGACACACTACTGCTTCAACAATCGCAAGAGACATCGTAAGAGCAGCACTTCAGGCACCATTTAAAACGATCCTATCAAACGCAGGTATTGAGGATTGGTGGAATAGAGTACCAGGCGAAGGTGAAGTATATGACGCAAAAAATCATAAAATTGTTAATGCTATAGAAGCTGGTATTATAGATCCAACTAAAGTTGTAATTACTGCACTACGTAATGCAACATCAGTAGCAGGTACAATCCTCACAACAGAAAGTGTAGTCTTTGAAAAGAAAGATAAAGACGAAAAAGTTGATCCTATGTCAGGAATGATGGGAATGTAATAATTATTGGACGTACGAAAGTGCGTCCATTTTTTTTGCATATTTATATAAAACAATAATATAATGAACCATTTTGACTATAATAAATACTTACAAAATAATCCTCTTTTGAAAGAGGCAGATTCGTTAAGTGAAGTATCGACAAAGAGCGTACAAGCATCAGCTAGAAAATTTGTAGATGCGATGAAAGCCTACGATCCTCAAGAGTCTCAGATACAGAAGTTCCAAGGAAGTCGCTATTTCGTAGTAGCCGTGCCAGAGAAAAATTTTGATAAAGCGCAAGAAGCTGCGGCCGCTTATAAGAAAGAAAACTCAGACGAGCTTAAAGCTATCAAGGCTTCTGTAAGAGTAACCCAATCTGCCGAAGGAAGGAAAACTCTTTGGCCAGCTGACAATAAAAAGTTTTTTGATATAAAGTGATAAAAATATAACAAAACAATAATACAATGAAACAGTTCGATTACAACGAGTATAGAAAAAATAACCCTCTTTTAAAAGAAGATGTGCCTAGTTTTTTAAACAGCACTGCTCCTATTCAGCTGCAACTAAATGCGAAGCTATTGCGTAACATTCCTGAAGAAGTGCTAAAAGATTTTTATTCTCGAGTTAAAGAGATGGAGTCAGAAGGTACTGATTTAGACTCTTCTATAAGTTATGCGATATATGATATGTCGCAAGAAGGTTAATCTAAATAAACTAAGTTAGTATAATAAAAGCACCGAAGGTGCTTTTTTTATGACCCTAAATGTATAGTTCTTAAATTCAATTATTTTTATTACATTTATAAAAAAATAGCCCATGTTCATAAATAAGTGCACTACAAAAGAGAGTCTAGACCAAACAAATGGTAGAGATCTTGAGTACTATCTAAACATCACCAAAGATTATAATCATGATTACACTTTCGTAACAAAGCAAATAGACGGATTTAATGTCATAGATGATGGTGAATTTCAATATGGTACTAAAACAAAGATGGCAGATTTTTTTATATCTCAAGTAAAAGAAGATGCACTAGTTTATGTAGCACCAAGAACTGGTTATGCGCCTTATTCTCTATGCTATCTAGCTAAGAAGTATAATAAGAAACTATACTTAGTAATGCCTGCGTCAGAGAAAGCATCAGAACATCAATTAACAGCTATAGAGGAAGGAGGTATACCGTTATTTGTAAGAATTCCAGCAATGCCAACAGCAAATATATGGGCAAAGAAGTTTGCTGAAAAAATGGGAGCAAAATATCTTCCATTTGGACTTAAGCATGAGATGGTTGTTGCAGGCGGCGTTAGAGTATTTTACGATAATTTTAAAGATACTAATATAGAAACATTGTGGAGTGTATTTTCTACAGGAGTACTATCAAGAACTTTACAGATAGCTTTACCAAAAACACAATTCAATGCAGTTGCGGTTGCTAGAAATATCCAAGAAGGAGAACTTGGTCGTGCTAACTTCTACAGTTACGATAAAGCTTTTACCAAAAATTCAAGAGTTGTTCCACCATTTGATTGTGTATTAACTTATGACGCAAAGGGATGGGAAGTATTAAAACAACACGGAAACCAAGGAGATTATTTCTGGAATGTGGCGCCAGCGATGAGGACGTCAAATTTAAAACCAAGAGATATTGATTCAAATCGAGTATGGGGAGACTTTAGCGATTTTAAAAAGTACTGCGATTATTGATTTATTTAATAAAAATAAAATTATTATATTATAGTTATGAAAGAAAAAAGTATATTAGAACAAGCACACGAAATCGTCTTTGAGAGAGGCGAAGAAAAAGAACGCATGTATGGACCCTTTGAAGAAGGTATGGAACAAACTGCCAGAATCGCTTCAGAGATGTCAAGAAAAGAATTTACAGCATTTGATGTTTACAATGTATTAATTGCATTAAAACTATCTAGAGCATCTTGGAATTATAAAGAAGACAACTATCTAGATTGTGTTGCATATATGGCATCATTAGATAGTTATTTAAAAAATAAAAAGAAATAAGTTATGATTACATACATACTCACTTTTATAATGGTCATAATTATGATGGCTATAGCTGATGTCTGTTGGACACTTTACTTCATAAAAATAGAAGAAAGAAAAAGTATACAAGCTGGCATATGGGGATCCATGATATATCTTTTTAGTGCTATTACAGTGACTAAATATATGGAGAATCAATCTTACATAATAGCTGCGATAATCGGTGCATTTCTTGGCACGTATTTAACAGTTGAATGGAAAATAAAAAAGGACAAAAAAGAAAAATAAATAAACAATGAAAATTAAAAAAATCAGAGAAGTAAAGACACCTTCCAGAGGCACACCCGACAGCGCTGGCATAGACTTTTATTTGCCTAAAGATTATATTCAAGAACCAAAAACACTGCAGCCAGGTGAGTCTGTGCTGATCCCAAGCGGTATCAAAGCTGATGTTCCTAATGGATATGGGCTAGTCGCTATGAATAAAAGCGGAGTTTCAACAAAACAAGGCCTCATATACGGTGCTCAGCTTGTAGACCCAGATTATACTGGAGAGATTCATATACATGTGTTCAATGTATCTAATCAACCACAAACTATCCAACCAGAACAAAAAATCATGCAATTCGTATTGATTCCAATTAACTTCGAAAACGTAGAATTAGTAGATGAATTACCAGAAAAAAATACAGAAAGAGGCTCCGGAGGATTTGGAAGTACAGGAGTCTTCTAAACAAAGAAGACTTGACATGGTATATATGACTATGGCCATTGCAGTATCTTCATTATCGCATTGTAAAAGAAGTAAAGTAGGCGCAGTGATAGAGAAAGATGGTAATGTTATTAGTATAGGTTACAATGGTACTCCATCTGGAATGGATAATTGTTGCGAAGAGTTACATGAAACTGGAATAAGCACAATTACTAAAAGTATAGTACTCCACGCTGAAATGAATGCAGTGATAAAAGCTGCAAAGACAGGAAATGCTGTGCAAAATTCAACATTATATGTAACATTATCTCCATGCATTGAATGCTCGAAATATATATTACAATCAGGAATAAAAAGAGTTGTATATTTAGATCAATATAGAGATATGTCAGGAATAGATTTATTAAAAAAATTTATAAAAATTGAACAATATGTTATTTGAAAATGCAAATCATGCTTTCCAAGCTTTTTATGAGTATATAGAAGATCGCTATGATAAGCCAAACTTTGCTGGTACTAAAGCATTATTTAATATAAGCTTTGGAGTTGAGAATGTATTAGATCGAGTTATAACAAATCCAAAAAGGAATTTTAAACAAGAGTATGCAGATTATGAGTGGGAATGGTATCTTAAAGGCGATAGAGATGCTAGCGAAATAGCTGAACGTGCAAAGATATGGAAAAATATGATGGTAGATGGTACTACAGAAGTAAATAGTAATTATGGATATTTTTGGAATAAAAATAATCAACTAGATCGTGTTATAGATCTTCTTAAAAAAGATCCAAATACTAGACGCGCAGTAGTTGTCCATTATGATTTAGATGAACTAGATAGATACCAATATGATACGCCATGTAATATGGTTCTTAATTTCTATGTTAAAGATAATAAATTAGAATTAAGCATATTTGCCAGAAGCATAGATCTTTGGTTTGGATTTTGTAATGACTTCTATACGTTTTCAAAGCTTATGGAATTAGTATCAGAAAAGACTGGTTATGAAATAGGAGATATGAATTGGTTAATAACTAATTTACATATATATGAAAGACATTTTAATAAAGGCATCAAATGGAATGATAAATGAGTTTACCAAAACTATCGAGAGAGTTTTTAGAAGAGCAGTTATCAAAGCTTACACCTATTTCATATAACCAATACTATTGGCATAGAAGATATAAGTCTAGAGAAGTGCTAAGTAATAAGTACCCATTATATGAAAGAATTGCCCGTGGTGATTTTGATGTATCAGACTACTATTATCAAGCCGAGTATGAATATTACTTAATGCAAGATAAATTAAAACTCTGTAAAAATGCTGATCAAGAACACGAAGTTCGATGTCTATTTATGGAAAGACGAAGAAAGCTTATAGAAGATTTTGAAAAAGAGGAAACAACCACTCTAAAAAAATTAAAAAGCGAGTTCTGTAAGATTTTTAAAATAAATGTAATAGCACTAGAAACTATAATGAATGAATTCGATGGAAATTTAGTAGATTTATATAACCATATTAAAAAATTAAATAATGGATAATATCATTAAAATAGGACAAATAGTTAAGTGTATTAGAGGTGCAATTGGTCTACTCGAAAATGGTAAAGAATACACTATTTACGGTGTAACAAATAGCGGAAATTATCTATTAATGGAAGTGGATCCTCCTGCACCTTGTAATTGTTTTGATTCAAGTAGATTTGAATTAACCGATAGATTTCATATATTTGATTTCCCAGAAAGTGATTACTTTTTTTCTGAACACATAGAACAATAATAATAAAACAAATAAAATGCAACAACCAAAACTAAATATCTCATTCGATAAAACAACTGGAGTAGTTTGTGAAAAATGTGGATGCTCTGTATTTACAGAAGTACTAATGATTAGAAAAGCATCTAAGTTCATTACTGGTACTCCACAAGATGCTTTAATACCCATTCCAGTATTTGCATGCGCAAAGTGTAAACACATCAACGAGGATATGTTACCTCAAGAATTAAAAAAACAAGACTAATTATGGGAGATTTTAGAAAAGAAACTAGATCAATAACTTTCTCAAGCGAGAATAGTAGGACTATACTAAAAACAGATTCAGTAGTAGATTCAGTAATTGATTCTTTTGTTGATAGAGCGTCATTTGGCAAACAGAAGTATGGAACTAATATGGATAGGGAAGACTTATCTCTTGATGAATGGTTAGAGCATGCTATTCAAGAAAGCATGGATCACATATTATATCTTAAAAAAATACAACAAATAGTTCGTGGAAAAAAGTAAAATAGGAATTAATTACGCATATCAAAAGAGTGTATCTTACAGTCAATTTTCTATGTATAGTAGCTGTCCTCACTCATGGTACTTAGCGTATGTAAAGAAGAAAAAGGTATTCAAACCAGGAATACACCTTTTATATGGTACTTCTTTACACGAAACTTTACAACATTATTTAAGTGTAATGTATAATGAATCAATAGTTGCGGCTGATAAAATAAATCTATCTGAGTATCTTGAGAATCGAATGGTAGATAACTACAAAAAAGATTTAGAAAGTAATAATAACGAGCATTACACAACTAGAGAAGAACTTAAAGAATTTACATTAGATGGAATAGCCTCTATAGAGTGGTTTAAAAAGAATAGATCTAAGTATTTTTCAAAGAAAGATACAGAGTTGGTTGGTATAGAAATCCCAGTACTACAACAAGTAACTGACTATAGCCCTAATGTATTAATACAAGGTTATATAGATTTTATCTTATATCATAAAAACACTGATACATACACAATATATGATATAAAAACATCAACACGCGGTTGGGGAGAAAAAGAAAAAAAGGACAAAGTTAAATTAACACAAATTCTATTATATAAACACTTCTATTCAAAAGCATTAAATATATCTGAAGATAAAATAGATGTTAAATTCTTTATTGTTAAAAGAAAGATCTATGAAAATTCTGAATTCCCAATCTCAAGAATTCAAGAGTATGTTCCTGCTAATAAAAAGAAAAAGGTTAAAGATGCTTATGAAGGTTTTGAGAACTTTATAAAAGAGTGTTTTACTCCAGAAGCTAAGTATAATACAGAAAGAGTATACGAAAAAAATACTTCATCTTGCAAGTATTGTCCATATAATGCAAGTCCAGATCTTTGTGATAAAAAGAAATAATGTGTATTTCCATATTTATGTATATTTATAATAAAAGATATGGAAAAAAAATTTTCTACCACAACAGTAAAGATGCCTGATAAAATATATCAAGACTTTAAAATTATGAGTATAAGAACATCAATTAATTTTCAAGATTTAGTTCATAGATCAATGTTCTTATATATGACAGATGCAGATTATAGATACAAAATACATCAAACATATAATACTCACTACACAGGAAGTGAGATCCTAAACGCAATCGGAAAATAAAAGTATATGCAAAGTTTACCAGAAGGTTATATTGAAAAATCAAAAAGAAAGAAGATCTTACTAATGAGTGATGATCTTCGAATGACAAGCGGTATCGCTACAATGTCAAGAGAAATAGTTATAGGCTCTTCCCACAGATTCAATTGGGTTAATTTAGGAGCTGCTATCAATCATCCAGATTATGGCAAAAGGTTTGATCTATCAGAAGATACGAATAAGACCATGAATATCCCAGACTCTTCTGTGACGCTTTATCCATGCAATGGATATGGAACGCCAGAGATTGTTAGACAGATACTAGAAATTGAAAAACCAGATGCGATCATGTTATTTACTGATCCTAGGTATTGGGTATGGTTATTTCAAATGGAAAATGAAATTAGAAAAAAAATACCTATATTATACTTATCAATTTGGGATGACTATCCTGCTCCTTTATATAATAAGCCATATTATGAATCATGTGACTTATTAATGTCAATATCTAAACAAACTAAAAATATCCACGAATTAGTTTTAGGAGAAAAAGCAAAAGACAAAGTTATTACTTACGT